AAGACACGCGGTACGGCCGCAAGTGAACAGGCCAGTCAAGCCGGTACGGCTACCGGCTGATTTAGCGAACGTCAAACCAGGTGAAGTACCGGCGTACTTGCTGCGTTCGATCAGGCCGTATGGTCGGCTGCATTGGCTAGCTGCTCAGGCGTATGAGGCAATGCGCAAAGCTGCGCACGCTGACGGCATCAGGCCATTCAAGCCCACCAGCGTCGGTGACACATACCGCGATCTGGCCACCCAAGAACGTGGCTTCCTCGCCCGGTACACCACGGCACCAATCAGCAACAGCAAATCCATCAGGATTTACAAAGGGCAAAAGTATTACCTCAAGCCAGGGCTGGCCCCGATGGCTGTGCCTGGCACATCTACGCACAATTTGGGCCTTGCGGTGGACATATTCTCGGCCTCAGGGGAGCGCCTGGAGTGGATGGAAGCCAACTGCCTGAGCTTCGGATTCTGCTGGGAGTTTCGATCCGGGGCCGAACCGTGGCACATTCGATATTTCAAGGCAGAATCAATACCAGCCAGAGTGCAGCAATGGCTAGACACTCATGCCGACAGAAATCTACGTAGCCCTAATCAGTGCCGTTGCCATTGTGTCGGCGGCTGTCCTGCCTGCAATCCTGATTGAGCGTGCCCGGCGAGAAAACGCCGACGATCACGCATACGTGCGCAAGATATTGAGTAGGGTGGAACGCAAGATTGACAACCACCTGGAGGATCACGACAATGGGACTACGCGACGAAATACAGCCAAAACTAAACAAAGTGGCTGATTTGGCGAAATGGTTGGATGACCAGCCAAACGGCGAGGAATGGTACGACCTGATTTACGATCAGCAGTACAGCAGCCAAGCCATCGCATCACTGTTGGCAAAGCATGGCTTCAAGTGTGACTTCAATGTGGTGCACCGATTCAGGCAGAAGCATGTCGCTAAGTGACGAAATCAAAGAGCAGCAGACGCTCGAGCAGCTGCGTGAGGCACTAAAGCGAGCACAGCAGCAGTACGGCAGATTGAAGGTCAGCCGGGATGAACTGGTCGAGGCTGTGTATCAGGCGGCTAAGGATGCCAGCCTGGGCATGCCACCAATCAAGGTCACGCCACCCAAGAAGGACACACGCAAAGGCAAACCCGAGGTGGCAGTCATTCACTGCACCGATTGGCAGCTCGGCAAAAAGAGCGTGTCTTACGGCTCGGAGACCTGCGCACAGCGCATTGATCGATTCATTGACAAGGTGGTGCACATCACCGATATTCAACGCAAGCATCACCCAGTACGTGAAGCTGTGCTGATGCTGGGCGGTGACATGGTTGAGGGTATGGGCATATTCCCCGGCCAGGCGTATGAGGTTGACAGCCACCTCTATGAGCAGCTGTTCGAGGTGTCCAGGCTGATCAGCAAAACTGTTAGCACTTTGGCTAACAACTTCGAGTCAGTCCGGGTCGTGTGCGAATACGGCAACCACGGCCGCATAGGGCGGTATGGCGAGATGCCCAAGGGTGACAACATTGATCGCATCAGCTATGAGATTGCGCGCAGTCGAGTCGGTCACCTGGTCAAGGATTGGCAGAGCTCTGACGCTTGGTATCAGATTGTGCGCATTGGCAACTACACAGCCCTGCTGGTGCACGGTGACGAAATACGAAGCTTTGGTGGCAATACTCCAGCTTTCGGTATTCTGCGCAAGGTCAATGCGTGGGCCGGTGGAGTGATCGAGGACTTCAATGACTGCTACATGGGCCACTGGCACACACCAATGAGCCTGACCATGAGCAACGGCGGTCGCATATTCGTGACCGGCAGCCCAGAATCGCACAACGAATACGCACGCGAGTTCGTGGCAGCCACCGGCATACCCAGCCAGCGCCTGCACTTCGTAGATCCAGACAAAGGCCGAGTGGCGGCAGAGTACGTGGTATGGCTGGACTAGACAAACCCCTGGTGCTGGTGGTGTGGCACGATGCCCACACGCTTGACAACGACCATTGGTACGACGAATCCGACCTGAAAGACACGCCATGTGTCGTGCACAGCGTCGGCTACCGAATCAGCAAGCCCAATGCCCGGCACCTATGCCTGGCACAGTCGATCACCGATGAGCAAGGCTCGGACAACGTGCTATTCATACCTGCCCGAATGGTGCGAAAAGTCATCAAACTGCAAATCCCCCACAAGCGCCGAAAGACACGCTAAGGTCATATCAGGCTCTGGAGGGGCCTCAACATGACACACAACCTGATTACCTACGAAGTCCTAACAGGGCTTTGTACAGAGACAGCGCAACAATTCCACTTGGTAGTGTTCAGGAACGCTGAAGGCGAGGTCGTGAAGGCCCAGCTGCGTTACCGATTCAACGCTGACGAGGATTGGAGCGAACCATCAAAGCTCACCCATCAGCCACGCATCGACCCGGAACACCCGAGCGTCGCATGAATCCGTTGACCATCATCTTTGCGGCAGCATGCGCAGTATCCGGCTTTGGCCTAATGCTGGTATCAGATCCTGAAACAGACACAGCAGGGCTGGTGTCCGAGTCCACCGTGTACACGGCTCCCCTTCGAGGCACGGTGGGCTTGGACAGCCCAGCAGACGCGTCAGGAAGCGATATGAGGGTGGTTACGACCATGCCCCCATACACAGGCCCAGGATGCCGAGAATGGGCTGATACGGCGCTCAGGGCAGGTTTCGTGCTGGATGACCTATGGATAGCCCTACAGGTCGCAGAGCTTGAGTCAGGCTGCCTACCGGGCGTAGTTGGGGACAATGGTGACAGCTTTGGCTTGATGCAGATTCACACGCCATCATGGTGCCAACCAACCAAATACTGGCCACGTGGCTACCTGCAGACCCAGGGCATGATTGACGATTGCTCAGAGCTCTTTGACCCACTAACCAACATGTGGGTGGCCTGGCATATCGCAACGCATTACGGATGGGAGAACTGGAGCACATATGCCAACGTCGTGGGCTGAGACATTCTTTGCATGTGTGTTCATCGGATACATCGTGGCAGCGTTCTGGTATCTTGCTCGACCTATGGAGGATGATGATGAGCAGCAGCAACATTGATCCAGGTGACGCGGCCTACCGCGCCTGGCAACTCACCAAAGGTGACCGCATGGCCCAATATGGGCACCCATTCGATGACTACACCCGGGTGCGTCGCATATTTGGCAGCATCACCAACTTCCACCACAACCTCAGCACCCAAGAGGCCATTATGTTCATGGTGTGCGTCAAGTTGGCTCGGCTTATGAAGTCGTTGGAGGAAGGCAAGATGCATGAGGACTCGTTGGTCGATGCGATTGGCTACCTCAACTGTCTGCACATGGCTGATGCACGCGAAATGCTGCACGATGCACCTAAGCACGTAGTTGGAGACATGGCAATCCCATATGACTAGTCCACAGAAACGCAAAGGTCATGCAGCCGAACTGGCTGTAGTGAAGTGGCTTCGTGCCAAGGGCATCAATGCTGATCGCATTCAGGCCGGCACGCACAAAGACCGAGGCGATATCAACGGCTGGCCGGGCATCGTGATTGAGGTCAAAGACCGCAAAGCACACTCCTGGCATGGATACTTTGAGCAGCTGCGCAGGCAGATCGCCAATGACAAAGCATGGACAGGCATCATCATTGCCAAGCGCCCAGGCATTACCGATGTGGGCGAATGGATGGCAGTCATGCCGGTCAAAGAGTGGTACGAACTGATGTGCCTATTGGAGGAATTGGGATCATGAGCTTCAACCTTGACAACTACGTTGATGTGCCAACGCGCTTGCGCATGGCGCTCGAGAAGTTCCCTGACTTGCGTGTGCAAGAATCGCAACCAATATTTCGTGAGGTTGAGGGCAAACTTTACCTAGAAATGCACGTGACGTTATGGCGTGACAAAGATGATCCATTGCCGATGATTGCGTACTGTTGGGAGCCATTCCCTGGACGTACGACATTCACCCGTGATAGTGAAATGATGAACCTATCGACCAGCCTGTTAGGAAGGGTCTTAGGCATGCTTGGCATGGGGATAGACCACAAGATGGCCTCAAAGCAAGAGGTCATGGCACGCCAAGAGCAACCACGTGTCGAGATTGCTCGGTACCCAGACGGCGAGCCAATCCCTGACCCATTCACAGGTGAGCCACAAACCAATGTGGTGCCATTGAAGGCAGGCCCAGGCAAAGCCTCGGAAAAGCAGATTGGCATGATCAGAGTGCTTGCCAAGACTCGAGGTTTCACGCCCGGTAGTCAGACCATGCGCGAGATTGGCAATGTGCTGAATCGTGAGGTCGTCAAGTTTGATGAACTAACCAAGCAGGAGGCTTCTGCTGTAATAACAGCTTGGAAAAACTGAAGTACGCCAATCGCATTGGTACGTTCAGGCCGTGTGACCTGATGCAGGTGCAAATCCTCGGTGACTCATCATCATCAGTTCGCCCATCAGAAGGGCAGGGCAGCCCATGCGAACAGATCCATCGTGTGGCGAGTGTGAACCGTGCTTCAACAACGGTCGGGATGGAGCCCGGGGGCACTCTGCCTAAGTAACCTTGACAACATGAAAATCAAATGCAGCTATGAAACGGTGCTCGAGATTGGTGACTGCCGCGAGTGCGGTGAACAAAACCTCTCAACCAAATACGGTGATCAAGTCACCGAAGCCGGGCCAGTGTGCTACCTCTGTCACCAACGCCTGATAGCAACCGAGCAACGCGAGGGCGCTAGGACAAGCGAAGCGCGTCAGCGGTAGCCCCCCATGCCCAGCAAAAATAGGCGGCCCCGTTCAACCGGGGCGTATCAAAAAAACAGGGGGGAGCTACTCCGAGACAAACCCCTATGCCACTGGTGCAAACGCAGGCCTGCAACAGAAGCCGATCACCTCATAGAAATTGACCGAGGCGGAAGCAACGACCTAGACAACCTCGTCCCAAGCTGCAAACCGTGCAACGCAAGACGCGGAGCCAACTACAAAGCAGCCAAAGGCCGCGCTCGAGCAGCCAATCGCCCAGGAGCAAAGCCACCAGCCAAACGCAAGCCAAAAGCCAAGAAGCGTTCAGATTTTTTGGATCAACCTTTACTCCTGCCCCCGCGCCCATCGTTCTCGTTATCCGAAAAGACAAAGCCCGAGCGAAAAGGAAAAGGTCATGACCTGCCGCGAATCGAAACGATCATCACGGATGCTGCCGGAAGCTACGGCCCGGAAGTTGCAGATTGGGCTCAGCGCATTCTCGGAGTGGAGCTCATGCCCTGGCAGAGGCATGTTCTCAACAATCAACTGGCAGTGGATGCCGAAGGGCAGTTCCTTAACCACGTTTCACTTGTCAGTGTCGCTAGACAAAATGGAAAAACCGTCGCGTTGAAAAGCCTGTTGTCCTGGTGGCTCTGTAAGTATTCATTGCAGGTCGGCCCACAAACAATCCTGACTACGGCCCACCGGCTTGATTTAGCCACCGCACTGTTTCAGGATTTGGCACCCATCATTGAGGCCAAGTTCGATGTCAAAGCTGTTTGGGCGTATGGTCGCAACAGCATCAAGGTTGGTGACTCTAAGTGGTATGTCAAAGCAGCCAGGCCATCAAGTGGTCACGGTATGTCCTGCGATCTCATCATTGCTGACGAAGTATTCGGCATTGACTCGGAGACATTGGACATCGGCCTGCTGCCGACGCAGCGTGCCAGGCCGAATCCGTTGTGCTCAATGTGGAGTACTGCCGGTACCGAGGACAGCGTTGCAATGTTGCGTTGGCGTGAGCAAGGCATACGCGCCATTGACTCGGGTGAAAGCACTGGCAGTGTGTATCTGGCTGAATACAGCCCACCACCCGAACTAGATCCGATGAGCGAAGCTGCATGGGAGTACGCCAACCCAGCGCTCGGACACACACTCGACATACGCACAGTCCAGGCTGAAGCTAAAGGCCCCAATAGGGCTGGTTTCCTGCGTTCTAGCGTGAACCTATGGGTGCAATCCGAGTTGTCGTGGCTGCCGCCTGGGCGGTGGGAATCACTTGCTACCGACTTGCCACCATTGCCGGGCGGCGTGCTCGCCGTGGAAGTCTCGCTCGACGATGGCCGATACGTGGCTGTACGTGTCAACGCGAATACTGCTGGGATGCTGACTGCGACTGTCGCATTCATGTGCGAAACAGTGACACAGGTGTGGGATAACATTCGGGCTCAGTTGGCCTCCAACTCAGGCTTGCAAGTTGCTATCACGCCGACACTGGACACCAACTGCCCCTCCGATCTGCAACGTCGCAGGGTGCTGGTCGGCTACCAGGAAATCACCCGGTACACATCAATGGTCAAGAACCTGATCAATGAGGGCCGTGTTGCGCACACTGGTGAGACGATGCTGGCTGAGCATGTCGGTCGAGCTGTGGCTGTACGCACTCCAGGCGCTATCGCGTTGTCATCACAGAAATCATCCGGGCCGATTGAGTTGGCACGATGCTTGGTGTGGGCTGTTGGCATGATGAGCCGACCACGACCGATGGTGAACCGGCCAGTCATTGCATCGAGTGCCTAGACTGTTCGCACGATGGCATTCTCACTAAAACGCGCAGTACCGAACAACACCAACGCCCAAATTGGCGCGGCTGGCGCTGCCGGCAACCCATTGGTCGGCAACTTCATCAACTACACAGCCGATTTCAACCGCCAGCAAGCAATCCAGATACCCACCATTAGCCGCGCACGTGACCTGATCTGCTCGATGGTGGGCTGCCTAGAAATCCATCAGTACTCAAAGCAGTGGGTCGGTGAGGACTATGAGGATGTGCACCTGCCCGATGACACGTGGTTTCATCAGCCAGATCCCAACGCGACACGCAATTTCATCATGTCCTGGACAACCGATGACTTGATGTTTTACGGTCGCGCATTCTGGGTAGTGACCAGCCGATTCGGCAACGGCTTCCCGGCAACCTTTACGTGGATTCCGGCCGCCGATGTGCAAACACTCGATCAGGCTGGGCCGCTGTATTACGGACCCAGCAAACAGATTGTGTTTCAAGGCTTGAGCCTTGACCCCAACGACGTAGTGCAATTCCTGAGCCCAATTCAGGGCTTGCTCAGCATGGGCGCTCGAGCAATTCGCACCAATATCAACCTTGACACCAGCGCTGAGCGCTTTGCAAAGAATCAAACTCCAGCCGGTGTACTGAAGCAAACCGAGGGCGAGCCATTGAGCGCCGAGGAACTGAGTGAACTTGCTGCCGGATTCGCCGCTGCCCGAAACAACAATGCGATTGCTGCGTTGAACCAGTACGTGGACTGGAAAGAGTCCTACATGGATCCGAGCAAGCTGCAGCTGACCGAGGCACGCACATACCAAGCACTTGAAATGGCACGCATCGCAAACATTCCCCCTTACCTGGTTGGTGCACCATCAGGATCCGGCATGACGTACCAAAACGCACAACAGGCACGTCAAGATTTGTATTTGTTTGGTGCCAAGCCATTTATTGACTGCATCGAGCAGACACTGAGCCAAAACAGCGTGACACCACGCGGCCGTTACATTTACCTTGACGTTGAGAGCTACCTGGAGGAAGCCGACATGTCTCCCGAGCAGGACAACGCTGCACCTGCTCGGGGGCTACCCTCTAATGACGAAAGTGAGGCGTAATGCTCAAGCTCACCGCATCCGAAACATTTATCATCGCTGAGGAAAGCGAATCGCCCAGGACAATCTCCGGCGTAGCCGTGCCCTGGGATGTAGAAGCCACCGTCTCGGATGGCACTCGCGTCAAGTTCGCTCGAGGCAGCCTGCCAGTAACCGGAAAGAAGCCCAAACTGCTGAAGTACCACGACGACATGCAGCCGGTCGGCATCGTGACCAGCCGCCTTGACTCCGAGGAAGGCATGCTGTTCACCGCCCGAATCAGCGCCACCTCCGAAGGCAACGACATGCTCGAGCTGATCAAGGATGAGGCCGTGGATGCCGTCAGCGTCGGAGTCAACCCGATTGAGTTCAGTTACGACGACGAAGGCGTGATGGTGATTTCCAAGGGCGAGTGGGTAGAGTTATCACTAGTCACGGCACCAGCGTTCAAGGGTGCTACGATTACAGAGGTTGCAGCGACCGAAGGCAAGTCCAACGACAAGGAGTCCCAACCAATGACCGACCAGACCGCCAGCGCCGCAACCGCCGCTGAAAAGCCTGCCGCAGCGCCGACAGCGCTCACGTTTGCTGAGCCACGTCGCGTGCCCGATCGACTTCCATCGGCCGCCGAATACGTATCGGCATTCATCCAAGGTGGCGATGCATTCCGCAACGTCAACCGCATGATCGCCGACCATCAGGCGTACCACAATCCGTTGAAGGCTGCTGCCGGCGACGAAGTGACCACCGATGCACCCGGCTTGCTGCCAGTGCCCATCCTCGGCCCGGTCTACAACAACATCAACTACCTGCGCCCAGTCGTATCGGCCATTGGTGCACGTGCGATGCCAGCCGCAGGCGCGACGTTCATCCGCCCCGAAATCACGACCCACAGCTCGGTCGCTCAACAGGCCAACCAGCTCGACACGTTGAGCTCGACCACGATGGTCGTCTCATCCAACACCGTCACCAAGCTCACCTTCGGTGGCACGGTGCGTGTCGCTGAACAACTTGGCGACTGGTCAGACCCGGCATTCGTCAACATCGTTCTGCAAGACCTGGCCAACCAGTACGCAGATCAGACCGACAACTACGCGGCAGACCAGCTGTACTCGGGTGCCACCAACCGTGGTACGTGGAACGGCTCGGCCACAACCCTCGTTGCCGAGATCTACGAAATTGCTCGCTGGATCAGCGCCTCGAGCAACGTCATGCCAACCCACTTGTTCGTCAGCCCGGCATCATGGGCCAAGATCGGTGGCCTGGTTGACACCGCAGACCGCCCACTGTTCCCCTCGGTCGGACCGTTCAACGCAGCAGGCACGCAAAACGCGGCCAGCTGGAACGGCAACCCACTCGGCCTCACGATGGTCGTGGACAAGAACTTTGCAACTGGCGCAGGCGCGGACCGACTCATCGTCGGTTGCGCAGCAGGCCAGTTCGCAGGCTTCGAAATCTTCGAGCAGCAAAAAGGTGCAGTCTCAGTTGAGAAGCCGGACATCCTGGCGCGTCAAATTAGCTTCCGTGGCTACTTCGCCACGTTGATGCTGGATGCGACCAAGTTCGGTTACGTCAACTGGACCTGATCCAAGTTCACTCCCTCCAGGTGACATTGAACGGTGGCAACTTACTCGGTAACCCATAAGCAGGTTGTCAGTAACGTTGCCATCGTTCAACTGCTTGAGCCTCACAACTTTGAGGTTGGCCAGTCGATAACCATTAGTGGCATCAATGCCACGTGGAATGGCACGCACAAGATTTTGGCGCTGCCGGAATATTACTTCGTTGGCGTATCCCAGCAGGGTGATTACCAGTACGACACGGACACCATCATCCCGAATCAGGTGCAGTTTGCGCTGACCACGGATGACGCTGATCGAGCAGCAGCCTCCGGCACGGTCACGTACACCATTACGTGCAGCTGGATTGTTCTGGGTGATTTGGAGGATTACCTGGGCTACACGTTCACCAATCCGAGCGCCGATTTGGATGTAGCCAACATGGCTGTCAGTGCAGCCAATCAATTTGCGTATCGTAAGCGCCAGGAGTCGGGCTACTTTGACTCGCCAAGCTCCGTACCTGGCGGCGATGCCAAGCTGGCCACGGTGCAGTACGCGGCCATTCTTTACCGTGAGCGCGGCTCGACCGAAGCGTTTGCATCGTTTGACCCATTGGCCACAGGTGGCCCGGTCACCGGCAACTACGGCCAGATTCTGCGCCTGCTCGGAGTCAATAAGCCGCAGGTGGCCTAATGCCTGACACGCTGTTCAAAACTGGCTATGACCAGCTCGTAGCCAAACTGCAAACCATTACCGGGCTGACCGTATTCAACGATCCACGCAATATCAACGTGCCCTGCTGCATCGTCGAGGCACCGACAATCTTTGTGGAAACCAACGTGGTTGCAGACATGCAATTCCGTGTCATCATCGTCGGCATGGGCACCGGCGACAACCGCACACTCGATCAACTGCTCGACCTGGCTGACCTGATTCGCGAAGCCAAGATTGGGCTGACAGAAGCCCGACCGACAACCGTTGACTACGGTGGAGCGACCTACCCGGCCTATGAACTCACCATCAACACCAAAGTGAGCCCATAGGGCTACTAGAATGCCAACAGGCTTGCAGCGAGCCTCCAACACAAGGAGAATCGTCACATGGCTGTTGCAACCACCTATCTCGCAAGCCCCACGTTCGCTATCGGTGCCAGCTCCGGCTCCACCGTTGACCTGACCGACCAGTGCAAGTCGGTGGTCGTCACGAAGTCGCGTGAATCGCTTGACCAGTCATCGTTCGGTGACACAGGCCGTCAGTTCGTTGGTGGACTCACCAACGTGACCGTCACGGCAACTCTGCTAATGGAGTACACCTCAACACCTGGCACGTACGTCGATCTCACTGCTTTGGTGGGCACGCGCTGCTACGTCGCAGTGAAACCGACTTCAGGTGCAATCAGCGCCACAAACCCAGAAATGCAGATTACGGGTGGGTACCTAGAGTCACTGGATATCATCAACGGCTCGATTGGCGAGCTCAGCGAAGTTGAGATCACGCTGGTCGGTGGCACCTTGGTTGAGGACACAGTGCCGTGAAATTGACCATTCAGGTGTCGTACAAGACACCGGCCGGGCAGCAGGTCACTGAATCGGTCAACACAACGATTGCCACTGCGGCAGCTTGGGAACGTAAGTTCAAGCGCCGTACATCGGATTTGCAGTCAGGCGTAGGCATTGATGATTTGATGTACATGGCTTGGCATGCGTTGACAGCTGAGAAGCGTGAAGGCCGTGACTACGACACGTGGCTTCAATCGGTCGAGGATTTCAGCGTGGCAGAGGTCGCGCAACCACACCCTACGGATCCGGCAGCCTCCGACGCGGATTAGCGGAGCTGCTGTTGGCTACCGGATTCTGGCCCAGCAATGTGGAGTTTGATATGGAGGATTTAGCTACCGTTCAACTGCTCGCTAAAAAGATGAGGGACAAACGTGGTCGCTAGTGCATCAGTCACCATCGTTGGCGTAAAAGAGACGTTGCGCGAGTTGCAGAAACTTGAGCCCGATTTGGCTAAGGAAATCAAGCGCGACTTCAAGCAGATTGTGGATCCGATTGTCAAGGATGCTCAAGTCCAGGTGGTGCGTCTGCCGTTGTCTGGATTCAGCAGGCAATGGAAAGCCGGGCGGCTTACGCCATGGGCACAGAACGCTGTCAGCAAATCAATCATTGCCAGGTTCAGCAATCGCAGGCGCGGCAACAGCCTGGCGGTATTCAGCGTCACCATGAAAAGCCCAATCGGTACTGTGTTCGATATGGCAGGCCGAAGCAACGCCAACCGGCTTGGGCAGGTGCTGTCAACGCTTTATGGTGCACCATCACGTTTGATGTGGCCGACCTATGAAAAGAACGCTGAGCGAGTCAACGACAATCTGCGCAAGTTGACCGACAAAATTACCGATGCAGCAAATCGTAGACTGGCTCGCTAATGGCTGTAACAATCCCAATTATTTCCGAGTTTGACGGCAAAGGCATTAAGAAGGGCATTGCCGAGTTCAAGCAGCTCGAGGGCGCTGGCGCTAAAGCATCATTTGCGCTCAAGAAGGCTGCCGTACCGGCTGGCCTGGCTGTTGCCGGGCTAACAGCATTCCTCGTAAAGGCCGCCAAAGGCGCTGAGGAGGCTCGACAGGCCACGCAGCGCTTGGATCAGGTATTGACCAGCATGGGCGTGCCTACAGCCACCAAGCGTGTTTCAGAGTACGCAGAACAGCTTGAGCGCACAATTGCGGTGGATGCTGACGTAATCAAGGCTACGCAGACCAAGCTGGCCACGTTTAGCGAGCTTACCAAGACCGTGAACAACGCTGGTGGCGCGTTTGACCGGGCCACGCTGGCAGCGCTTGATCTGGCGGCTGCAGGCTTCGGTACAGCCGAAACCAACGCCATCCAGCTCGGTAAAGCCCTGCAAGACCCAATCAAAGGCATCACGGCCCTAGCCAAATCAGGTGTCACGTTTACCGAGCAAGAGAAAGACAAGATTCGGGTACTGGTCGAGTCCAACCGCATGCTCGAGGCCCAGGACATTGTGTTGCAGGCCATTGAGAAGCAAGTTGGTGGTACTGCTGAAGCCAGCGCGTCATCGTTTGCCAAGATGCAGTTTGCCCTGGCTGGTATTGCCGACACGTTCGGTGAGATGGTGCTACCAGCTGTTGACAAGTTCGCTGTAATGCTGCAGAAAGTGTCTGGCTTTGTGCAGGCCAATCAAAAGCTGGTTGGCATTTTGACGTTGGCTGTAGGTGGCTTGGCGGTCGGCATTCTGGCTCTAAATACGGCGCTGAAGGTGGCTACGGCTGCTCAGGCTGCGTTCAATCTAGTTATGTCAGCCAACCCGGTAGTGCTCGCTGTGGCTGGTGTTGCAGCCTTGGCGGCTGGCTTGGTGTACCTTGAGCAAAAAACCAAGCTGGTCAGCGAATCATGGCGGAACTTCGGAGCCATCATCGGCACCGTGCTCGGCCCGGTGTACCAGCTGGTAGGTGGCTTGGCATCAATCGCAGAGTTCTTCGGCAAAGAGCTCAAGTTCCCCGAAATCAAACTGCCCACGTTCAACCAGCCCACCATTCCAGGTGCTGGCTTGCCGAGCGTGCCAGGCGCTACCAGCGGCCCCGATCTGCTTGAGCGCAAGTATGGCGGCCTGCCGACCATCCCAGCGCCCACAGTCAAACTGCCCACCATCAAAGGCGGCGGTGGCGGTGGTGGTGGTGGCA